AACAAATTCAGTGGCAGCTAGACTTTATCCAGCCATTGCTGACACAGCAGGCCGCTGCTGCGGCGTACAGCGCGCAAATGAGCAAGATTGAGGGCGGAGGACAAGTCACCTCGCCGGATTGGTCTGGAGCGGGAGCGGCCACTGCATCGGCGGCTCAGGGCGCTGTTCCGGGAGGATCTGCGCTCTTTGGCCTTGTCAATCAATTTTTATCGCAACCATCGTGACTACATTGATTGCCTTCGCGCCATCTCTATCTACGCTGCCGCCATGGCAAGGAGTTTTCACGCTGGACGGTGCCGCTTATTCTGGCGTGGCGATGTGGAGTCTATTTGCTCAGCGCTGGTATCTGTCTTTGACAGACCAGAATGGCAATCTTGCCTGGAATGGGGCGATTGTTGGCTCCCCGCTGACCTCAAACATCTTTCTTGCGCCTAATGTCTTTAATACATCGACCTTGTTATATCGCGAGGATACAGGCAATTTTGAGGTTACTCCGTAATGCGTTATTACGACATCTCAATCACTAAAGAGGGCGTCTCTAAGCCTATCAGGCAATGGACATCACATCCTAACGGGGTATTTGACCCTGGCGCGCTGAACGTCGAATTCGATGTACCTGTCACGACCTATGGCACTCCAACCGGAGGCCAGACGGTCACAATCGAGGGGGTTGCGCTATCTGATTTGTTGCAAGCACAGCAGTTCGCGGGGATGAATCTTTTGCTTAAAGGAGGCATGCAAGCTGGTTTGCCTCTTGCGAATCCTAAACAATCCGGTGTTATCACAGCGGCAAATATTTTCCAGTCGTTCGGTAATTGGGAAGGTACCGAGATGACTTTAGACATGGTGCTTTACCCGGCTCAATACACGCTCGATCAACCTGGCAACATAGTGCTTAATTGGACTGCTGGGACACAACTGTCTGCGGCCCTGAAACAGGCATTGTCCACGGCATACCCGGACATGCCATTACAAATCAACATCAGCAATCGGATCGTGCAAAATCACGACGAAATACATCGATGCTCGACCCTTGAGCAGTTAGCGCAAGTGATCCTGGGCATCACCCAAAATAATTTTTTGGGAAGCGATTACGCTGGCGTGCAAATATCAATTCAGGGTGGCCAGATCATTGTCGCAGATAGTACATGGACACCCAACACGGTGCAGCTTGCATTCATCGATTTTGTTGGTCAGCCAACTTGGATCGATGTCAATATAATGCAACTCAAGCTAGTTATGAGGGCGGATTTGCAATTGGGGTCAATCATCAAAATGCCACAAGGATTGCAAGATGCTCCTGGAATTGTGCTGACATCATCAGCATCTTTGCCGTCAAATCTCAAATATAAAAGCTCTTTCCAGGGTAATTTTTCTGTTGTCGAATTGCGGCAAATTGGTAATTTCCGCGCTACTGACGGCGCATCATGGGTGACGGTGGCTAACTGCACGCCGATAAGCAATGTCTGACAATTATCCTAAGCTTTGGCTGCAAAAAAATTGGAATCGCACGGCGATAGGCAGAGCGCAGCAAGCGATCGAAAATACCGGTAATGCGCTGCCGTGTCGAGTTGTCGCGGTCAACGGCTCTATTGTGACAGTTTCGTTCGAAGTGCAGAGTCAATGGACTTTGCCAAACATAACGATCCCTAAGGCCGAGAGCGCATGGATTAGGATGCCGACACAGGTCGGGGATTTGGGTGTGACAATGCCATCAGATGTTTATTTGGGTGGCGTGTCTGGTCTTGGTGGTGGCGTCGCAGATTTCCGGCAGCGCGGCAACCTATCGACATTGGTTTTCGTCCCGGTAAGCAATTCTGGATCGCCCCCAATCGATCAAAATGCGGCACAAATACAAGGCCCAAACGGCGCGATTGTGCGAACCACGGAAGGCACAACATCATCGATTGTCACAGACCAAAACGGCACAACCATCACGTTTGGTTCGGTATCACTTGTTGTTAATGCGTCCGGGGTAACGATCACAGTTGGCGGCGAAACATTTTCCGTTGGATCAACGGGAGCGACATCGAGCTTAAATATGATCGTGCCTGATGTTATCGTTCCTAATGGCAGCGTTAACAATCACGTGCATGGAGGTGTTACAGGTGGTAGCGATGATACTGGCGGGATGACAGGTTAAATTATTTGACTTTTTTTATTCAATGTCCTACTCTAGGTTTCAGAACGTACGCCAGCGTTCTTTTAAGTCCCGATCCGTATATACCCGAGTTATGCGTAGAATGGGCCAAGTAAGGAAAAATAGAAATATTTGAGCTTACTTGAAGACTTGTATGGGCCATTTGGCCCTTTTTCTTTTTAAAAATTGTGTAAGATAACACGCATAATAACTGTTTCGTGTCGAATTTTTTAATAGAAATATTATAATTTATCTAAGAAACATTTTATTATGTTATTTTCCATTTCTTTGAAATTTATGGTATACATAAATGAGAACTTATGGTCGCATTTACGATGAAGAAGGCAACCCGACATGGGTAGAAGTTACCACTGATGCAAACGGATACAATGATGGTGTATATTTAACGGCGCTGGCCCAAGTCCTGAAACTTAACCTTGGCGAGTCACCTTTTTATGCCAATTACGGCATACCGGCATATCAAACTATCGTTACTCAGGTATTCCCGGATTTTTATGTACAGCAAACGCAGCAACAGTTTTCGCCATATTTCGCATCTTTGGCAATTACCAGAGTTTCGGGTACGCCAGCGCCGCAATATAATGTGCGTGTGGTAACGCATAGCGGGGCTATAATCAACACCACTATCAACGCGACGATACCCACATGAGTGCTATCCCGCTTGTTATGACGGCTCAAGGCCCAGTGCCAACGCCGCCATCGGTACTGCTGCAAGCTCTGCTATCTGCTGTTGCGGCGACCAATCCAGGCTATACGGCAAACTTGCCCGGGAGTTTGATAGAGGATATTTCGTCTACGGATGTAGGCGCGCTCGCGATGATAGACCAAGCGCGCGTTGACGCAGTTAATAGTGTTACCCCATATGGGGCAAACGCCTTTGTGCTCGCGCAGCTTGGCGCTCAATTCGGTATTCAGCAGGGCGTTGCGTCTAATGCAAGTGTCTATGTGGTGTTCTCCGGGCCTGCGGGCTATGTGCTGCCACCGGGATTTGTGATCAGCGATGGGACAAATCAATACGCGCTGCAAGATGGAGGCGTCATCCAATCTAGTGGGCAATCTGCGCAGTTATTCGCTGTGGCCACAGATAGCGGGACATTCGCAATCCCCGCAAATACGGTCACTCAGATTATCACATCGATCCCAAGCGGTTACTCTGTAACTGTCAATAATCCAAATGCAGGCACTGCGGCAACGAGCGCGGAAAGTGTGCAGGATTATCGCGCGCGCGTGTTGCAAGCCGGTGTGGTGGCGTCCGTGGGTACGCCAGCTTACTTGCAGACATTGTTGCAGCAGATCATTGGGGTATTGCCGCAACGCATATCGATCAATCAGGTAACTGGGGGATGGCAAATCATTTGTGGAGGGGGAGACGCGTATGCGGTTGCGTCCGCCATCCTACAAGGGGCCGGGGATATAGCACTGCTCAAAGGATCGCAACTCGGCATAACCGGCATGACGACCGCGAATCCCGTGGTAGTGACCACAAATCTTGCAAGTAATTTTTCTAATGGCGCGACTTTTACAGTATCAGGCGCAACGCCAAGCGCTTTCAATGGCTCCTATACAGTCGCATCAACGTCCGGCACCTCAATCACGACCACTACAAACGGTAGCGGGTTTGGCAGTTACACGAGCGGCGCGACGTTTTCTCCAAATCCGAGAAATGTCAATGTAACTCTTTTCCAAAATCCAAATACTTACAATATAGTATTTGTTAACCCTCCTCAGCAGGTAGTAACCGTGGATATCACATGGAACACAATGTTGCCTAATTTTACAGCGGGTGCGTCTGTCGCTCAACTTGCGGCTCCTGCTATCCAATCGTATATTAATTCTATTAATGTCGGGCAGCCAATAAATGTTGATGTGATGATTAGCACATTTCAGCAATCGGTTGCTTCTGTTATTTCTCAGCAAAATATTACTACTCTTGAGTTTGCAGTAACAATTAACGGGCAATCAGCCGATCCATCTGCCGGCACAAACATTATTCCATCAGACCCAGAGAGTTACTTCTATTGTGCAAATAATGGCGTTACCGTAACGCAGGCATAATAATGCAGATAGAATCTTTCGCTGTATCTCCATTGCAGAATATATTGCCTTCTTACGTATATTGGCAATATAGCGATGACGATGATTTACAAGCATTCGCGGCGAGTTTCAATGTTTTGTCTCAAGGATATTTAACCTGGTTTAATCAAAATCCTCTTGGAGTCTACACATCTCCATATATAAATGGAGCATTACTTGATTGGGTTGGTAATGGAATTTATGGTATATCAAGACCAGTGCTAGCATCATCGACAATGCTGAGGTTAGCCGGATATGCAGACAATCCTTACGCTACCATTAGCTATGGAGAATTATTATATTCTGAAAGCGATACTTCGTCTATAGCAACGGATGATATTTACAAGAGAGTGATGACATGGCATTTATATCGAGGGGATGGCCAGCAGTTTTGCTTGCAGTGGCTTAAAAATAGAATAAATAGATTTATCAATGGGATAAACGGAATGGATTGGCCTGTATTAAATAGTCCTCCAAGTATTACTGTTTCTGGCACGGTTTTCACCGTAACCGCATTCGATAGCCCATCTTACTCTGCATTGCAGTTGTGTTATGCTAATAATATTTTAGCATTCCCTTTTTTATATTCTATAGAATTTATAAATAATAGTTTTTATAATAATGGTGGAGTATTGACATTACCTCTTGCGCTATCGTATCCCACAAGCCCATCTGGATTGCCTGATGGGTCGGTCTGGTGGAATGGAGGATTGATTTGCGTTGTACCTGGCGTTACGCCAGACCCTTCGGCTCCGCCCGTGTATTTCGCTGGGTTGATCCCCGGCGCATTATTGGCTTCTGGCGGCGGTAATCTGCCATTATCCAATCCTGGCGTTGGCAGCGGCCAGATCTGGAACAATGGCGGAGTCATTTCAATAGCGTGAGATTATGACAATATTCACATTCGCCAATCTTATTAACACAAAGCTGGCAGCGCCGATTTCTTCTTCGGCTACGTCTTTGACGTTAGCGAGCGCCGCTAATTTACCTGCTTCGATTCCTTCCGGGCAATCTCTTGTGCTTGTGCTTAATGATGCGGCTACAAGGCAAGTTTACGAAATAATTTATGCCACATCTATTTCCGGCGCAACACTTAGCGGATTATCCAGGGGGCAAGAGAGCACGGCTGCACTATCTTGGGATACGGGGGACTTTGCATATTCTCCGCCAACTTCTGGGCAAATGAGCGCGTTTCCTCAGCTTCCAGCAAATAATTCATTTTCTGGTAATAATTCATTCACAAATGGGGTAAGCGCACCTCAAATATTTTCATCTAGCGGTTATTTTGTGATATCTAGCAATACAGGAATAAATTGCACGGATATTTCAGAGACAGCGCACGTACCAGTTTTGTGTTCTGCTGTTGTCGATGAAATCGACTCTCAATTATTGCTTATGAATAATGGGGCAATTAACTGCACTAATGTCGCAGGAAATGCGCAAGTACCGCTTAGATGTGCGCCTGGTACAACCTCGACAGAAGCGGTTATTCTTGCGCAATTCGCAGGAGCGCAATCATCTTCAGGATATAATGTTTTCCCATCTTTGAATAGCCCTAGCGGGTATATTATTATCCAATGGAGTTCCGTGGAAATTTCTTCAGCGAACACATACCAAACTTTAACGATGCCTACTCCATGGTTGACTGGGCCATTATCAGCGGTTGGAAGTTGTTCATCGATCAATAGCTACGGCGGCGTAACAGTTTCTGGCGGATTGGTTCGAGCTTGGGCTAATAATGCTGGTGCGGTTTTTTCTTATATTGCCATAGGATATTAAAATGCCTATTATACATGGCTTGCCTCAGGCATTGACTGGGAATGAGCTTGTAACAATTTATCAAGAACAAAATGGCCAATTGGCTATATGTTCTATGCAGCTTTCTCAGTTAATTTCTCTGGTTAATTTCGACGCAAATAATTGGGCTGCCAACCTTCCGACAGCAAAACCAATGTCGGCCGGAATTGTCTGGAATAATAGCGGAATTATCTCCATTTCTTAGGTCAAATCATGAAAAAGATCATTTTAGCTTTGCTGTTGGCCCCAATCATTGCGCATGCTCAAACATACCCATCTCCGACATTTAATAGTTTAACGCTACAAAATCCACTGACGGCGTCTAATGGCGGCACCGGTCTTGCTAGCTTGGGATCTGGCGTGCCGACAGCTTTAGGTATTTCGGCAGATGGGTCTGGGGCTATAGTGCTGTCGTTGTCTCCTAATATTACAAGTCCAACCATCATGACGAGCTTTACGGCAACTGGATTAGTCACAACAGCCGAT